AAAGCATCACGAAAGGGAAACAGTGCAGTAATCTTACTGTCTACTCTAATGCTACCTGCACCATTAGCAGGAGAAAAGTCTGTGTCAGAGAAGGGCGCAGTAAAGACTATCTCTTCAGGGTTAGCACTATGCCCTGCAAAAAACAAAGCATTCTTAAAGTGTTTAACATACTTAGGGTCAGCAGGAGCACCCGACCCGTTGATATCAGTTACAGTACTACCATCGTATTTACTTGCATGGTTAGCACCGTCAGCCCATACAATAACTTCTGAGCCGTTTAGGTTGTACCTATCATACGTGTATCTAGTAGCATTTGTTCTGCCACTATCAATCTCTGTCCAGCTACCTGTTGTACCAGCTTCGAATACTTTTTCGCCTCTAGCAGCAATAACCTTCTCGTTACCAGAAAAGTAAACAGACATTAGAACAGCTTCACTAGCAGATGCTGTTTGTGGGACGATATTACTATTCCACTTTTGGAATCCATTAATACGTCTATAACCACCCTCAGGGTCGGGCTCAAAGTTCTCTAGCTCAAGAGCAGCGCCAGGCTGCATACCAAAAGTAGACTGGTCAAGTACAAGACCACCCTGCAGGGGAAAGATTAAAGGATTGAGACCAGATGTGTCTGCCATAAATTATCCTGCGTATGTCCCAAAAGCTTTCCTGTTAACAACCGTTGATCGAATGTAATCAAAGCGGTTAGATAGGAGACTTTGCATACTTTTAATACCCTGCTCAAAGCGGGAAAAGTTTAACTGGTATTCGCCGCTCTCGCCTCTATACTGATAGCCAAATGCTGTAGCACCGTCTACAATAACTTGACGATACTGCTCTGGAATAACAGGGACATCGTTTGCGTTTACTAAGGCTGTAGTATAAGAGTAGTACTCATAGCGCAAAGAGTAGGCTTTATCTGGATAGGGGTACAGACCGTAGTTATTATCTGGCGTTCTAAAGATATGAGAGGGTACACCGCCTACACCAGATGTGTCTTCTTGGTCAATAAACTTATCTAAGTAATCTTTATAGTCTAGTATAGCTAAGGACTTACCATCGCTAGCTAAGGCGTCATCCTTTACAATACGAAAAGTGTCATAGTCTACATGCTTTGCTGTAGAGGGAACAGAGTAGCGAGTTGTACCTGCTACCAAAGTCTCTGTGTGGTTTTCGTGATTGAAGGGCCAGCTATACTCTCGTGTACTAATGTAGTTGATTGCATCATTTACTGCATTCTTACACTGCGTCTGAAACCCACGAGAAGTAAGGAAAGTACCATCAGTAAGTACAACTTCGTTGAAACGAGAGAGTACTTCATTTGTTAAACCTAAGTAGGTGTAAGACATTCTACATCTTTCGTGCTTCTAGGAATGTTTTGCGGTGCATGTTCTTAAGGGCAATTAAGTCATTTAATACAAGACACTCTATGTGTGTATACCCGTTATCTACTGCATACTTGTATCTATTGTTACCTATCATGCAGCGGTAAGATTGTTCAACATGATCTGGTTGCGGTCTGCGGTCAAACGGATGTGTGTTTGCTTTGAAGCCTTCTTCTGTAGATAACAGTATAGGGTTTAACATACCCTTCAAAGATAAAGACTTATTAAAGACGTTCTTAAAGTTAGCATCATCAAGGTTGTCGTTTAAGCTATATATGTCGCTTAGCTCTACGACGATACTACCAGGATACTTATTCTGAGCTCTTAGGAGTCGCAATGAAGTTAGTCTCTATTCTACCAAACTCTACGTTGCTTAACTCAAAGTGCTTACTAAATAAGTCTACCCACCACTGTCCATCTTTTACAATCTTGTGAGCGTTAGATCCATCAGACAGTAAAGTAATAGCATCCTTAGTAGAGATATTAAAGAAGCCACCCTTAAGCATTAAGCTCTTTAAGTGTAGCATAACGTTATCTAGGAGTTCAAGCTCAATGTGCTCCATGACATCACAACAAACAATATAATCTGCAGGTTCAGGTAGAGTGTCCTTACCTTGTATGCCTGGATCATATTCACTTACGTGATACTGAGGCTTTAGCCTATTCATATAAACCTTAAACTTACCGTTAGCACAACCGTAATCTAAGATTGTCTTGACATCCTTAGCCTTCATGTTAGCTTCGTACTTAGGAAGCTTGTCTACACTATGTCCACCACCCCAAGTATCTTTAAGCTTAGCGTGTGTCTCTTTTAGTACAGACTTATATGTTGGGCTAACAAGGTTCATATGAATAAGCTAAAGGGGCCAACGTATAGCCAGCCCCTCTATGTAGCACTTATGCTACGTTATACTTTGCAGTTGCGATAGCTTCTGGGCGCAAGATTTTACGGCCATAGAGGTGCATACCACGTACAATGTCTGCAAACGAGTCAGGGTCACGGTACGATTCAACTTTGTTGATCTGCTCAGCAGTTGCAACAGAAGAGTCATGACCAGCAACGATAACACCATAGTTAGTGTTTTGGTTAGCTGTACCCGCTGTACCAGCACCAGTACCTACCGAAGGAAGGTTGTTTGATACGTATACACGGAAGCCATGCAAGTTGTTGAGAACCAAACCGTTCAAGAGACCTGTACCACCGAAGTCAGCATTCATGACACGTGAATCTTCGTCTTTGAGCATCTCGATGAAGATTGGGTCAAGAACCAACCAACGACCACGTGAGTCAACGTTCTGTACGTCAAGCAAGCGACCCATACGTGCAATGATTTGCAATGGAGTAGCAGCAACAGCCGATACAGAAGTAGCACCTGGAAGACGAGCAGCAACAGGGATCGAATGATCATCAGCACCAGAAGTAGTGATGTTCGAGAAGTCACCCTTGTTCAGCTTGTTAGCTGCAAGCAATTCGTCTGTACCAGCAGAAGCGTTAGCTTTAGTACCTGATACGGTTGTGTTAACAGCGTCAGCAACACCATCCTCAGTAAGATCACCACCTGCATAACCTGCAAGGTAGCCGAGAGCTTCCTGATCCATTTGGTCAGCTAGACGGTAAGCAGCACGATCCGTAGCCAAGTTCATGAAGTCGATGTGGCTATGTGCCTCTTCGATATCATCCAACTTGAAGGCGAAGTAGTTAGCTTTGTCTACTGTAAGCTGAAAGTCAGTGTCAGCCAAGTCTTGTGTAGCAACAGTTGTACCACGTGTGTACTGGTTTACTGTTACTTCAGGCTCTTTCATGATACGAACTGTATCACCTTGGTTTGCAATCTCACCAAAATAGTCGTTGTTAGTGATTGCGTTTACAACAGCAGACTTGCGGAATGCAAGTTGTACCTGCTTGGAATAGATTACTGGCGAGAAGTTGCCGTTTGGCAAGTTGCCGTAACCTGATGCGGAAGCGAAAGCCATAGTTAAAATCCTCCTATAGATATGGCTAGAAAAATAAGACAGTCATATCCACTCTAAAGAGGCCAATCATAGTAGGGTGGTCAGCTATGCAAATAAGGATGGCCGTCCTTATTGCGCTGGGCCTATAGTCTTGGGTGGTTCTTGTGTGTGGCTTTGTCTTGATATGAAGACACACATAACTATGTATGTAATAAGTTATGTATGCCTATAGTTATACTTATGAATAAACCCTTGTCAAGTGTTATTTTCGACCAGAGACATCATAAACAAACTTTCCACTGCGAATAGCGTCCATGATTGCGTCAGCATTCTTTTCGTATTCTTTAGTGGACATCTTATTAACCTGAGACTCACGATAGAAAGACTTCGATTCGTCAGCTTCAGGAGTGTTGCGGGTCTTGGCATTTACAGAAGAGGCTGCAGCTTTATCGCCTGAGGTAGTCTTCTGTTTAGTAATACCTTTATCCACTTTATACAGGTCAATAACACGTGCTACTGACTTTGCATCATCTACGTTCTCATAGAGAGCGTCTTGTACCCACTTAGGCTGTACCCCAGCCCAGTCATGGAACTCATCTGCTGCACGGATATCAGCAAAGTCTGGGTGTAGACTCATTAGTTCCGCTTCAGCTTTATCTTTCTTAGCCTGTACTCGCATCCCTTCGATCTCTTTGAGACGCTTATCCAAGTCACTTGAACGTTCACTAGCTTTCTTATCAGCAATAGCTTCAACAATACCAGCAACATCAGGGTACTTTTTAGCCCAAGCTTCTACTTCTTCTGTAGACTTTGGCAGTACAAGTTCATTCTTAGCAGACTTATCTAGTTGAGCTTTAATCTTTTCTAGCTCTAACTTATACTCCTGCTCCTTATCTTGCATGTGACGACGAAGATCACCATAGCGTTTCTTGAAGGATTCTTCCTCCTTACTTAGCGTAGGCTCTTCTTGAGGTGCCTCTACTTTAGCTGCAGGTTCTTCTTGAGTAGCTTCCTGCTGAGGTTCAGCCTCAGTCTCTTCCTCTGTTTCACCACGAGCCTGTTGCATCAGCTTACGAAGTTCTTCTTCGTCTCGCTGTACTCGTTGTGCATTACGCACGTGGGATGCAGAGTCTACTTTTTGTGCTGCTTCGCTAGACATGTTTTAGTTCCTTATGTTGGGGCCAGCGGGATTGCTGGGTAGCCTTATAGTTATTGGTTTGTCTTAAGGGTTAGCCTCGTAGAAAGTCTGGTTCTACTTCAGCTTGTTGAGGAGGTCTTAACTGATTGATTACAGCAGAAAGCTCTGGGCCTAGAACAAAGGCAATAAGCTGTGCCTCTTCTGTTGCCTTGAAAGCTCTGATAGCATCCTGTTGTTCTGGGGATAACTGCATAAACCGCTCAGCAATACCCCTCATAAACTGTTCCATGTCCATATTATTTCTCCGTTAGCCAATCACGTTCTAGCTTTTCAACCATTCTTTTGTATGTACGATAGGCTAAGTATTTTTTGCCTTCATTGATATACTCGACAGATTTATCAACTCGCTTGCCTATCCAGTCCCATGTCGGGTGGTCTTTAGGAATAGCTGCAACAATCTTAGGAGCAATGTCATAGTATCGACGGACTTCTCCATCTTTATTCGACAGATACGTATCTCTAAATGTACGAAGTGTAGTGAGTGTCACACCATTATCGGGCTCACCTCGATAGTCTACTACAGCCGTAGTAAGGAAGCAACCGCCTTCATTAGCATTTCCCTCAGAGTCTTGTCCTGGGCCACCACCATCTAGCATGTCTTTCAAGCCAGTATACTTAGGTTTCTCACTAGGTTTACTATCAGAGGAACTAGGTTTACTATCAGAGGAACTAGGTTTAGGCGTAGGGTTCTGTGATACGCCTTCTACGTTTACATACTCACGTTTGTTTCCTAATAAACCTGTCTTAACGTATGTTTTTCCTTCTTCATCTCGGAATACAGTTCGTCTGTTTTCGTCCTTAACAACGATACCATCTTCGTTAGCAACAACACCTTCTACCTGTCCGTCTCCAGAGATCTTACCTACAGCGATGCCTCCTACAGACGAACCTGTATAACCACTCTTAACCTGATCTGCTGCATACTCTGCTGCAGGGCCTGTAAGATTTCTAAGTTTAGCATCTGCAGCCTTAGCTGCAAGAGAAGCTTTAGGTGCCTCTGTCATCCACTCAGGTGCACCAAATGAAGAACGTTTTTGTGCAGCTGCTTCTTGTTCTGTAATTAAGTCTGTATAACGTTTACCTGAGCCAAAGCCTAAATCCTCAAGTAGTCGAACACTCAAAGGCTGATCTTCAAGCATATCACTAATACGCTTATCTAGATCTGTAGTATCCAAACCCTTTGATTTAGCAACATTTCGTGCTGCACGAGCTTTAGCTATGTTATTTAAAGATGCTGCAGAAAGACCTACAGTAGCCATGCCAGCTGTAGAAAGCCCTCCAATAGCACCTAATACACCATATTTAGGATCTACCGTATCTTGTTTTAGAACGCTATCAGCATACCCTATGGGATCTTCTCCAACTTTAGATAACTCTTCTGAAGAGAAGATACCACTACGTTCATCTAAAGTACGTTGTAAGTTTGACTGCGCTTGGAAGGGGTCTATGTCACTACCAGAGTCTTGTGCAGTTTGTACAACAGGTGCCTGTACTTGTGATACAGGTTGCGTACTATAGCCCTGCGCCATAAGTTCATTATAACGTGCTTGATCCGTAGGCAGGATAAGGTTAACCACTTCTCCATTAGGCCCATAAAGAGTTAGATTTGAAGTAGGATAAATCTGTGGTAGGTTCTGGCCAGGCTGATCACCCATAAAGCTAAACCCTGCACCAAAGTTACTAAAGTCTAAGCTTACCTGAGATGCTGCTGGCACGTCTGTAGTAACACCGCCGCCCTGATTGTAACCCATGATAGAGTCTAGCTCAGCCATCTCTTCAGATGACAGATCGTTAGGCACACCGTCTACGGGCTCACCACCAATACGGCCATCACTTTCCATCTGGTTAAGACCTTGCTTAGCATCTGAGCGTAAGTCTTCAAAGTATTTTACACCATAGTAACGCACAACGTCTGCAGGTACTACGTACTCGCCTTCACTCAGCTGAGCAGGGATGTCATCACGTACTTCTTCTGCAAGAGATCCTGAGGGTACTTCATTGCCAGACACAGGGTCAACATTCATGCCATCGTCTGTTAGACCACCTTCGTTGTACTGGCCTTTAGTCTTTTTACTACTAGTAGCCGTAAGCGGGTCAAGAAACTCTTCAAAAGAAAACCCGTCAGATTTATTCGCCATTAACCTTATCCCTTAAATAAGTAAGTCTGCGTAAGGTAGCAATAGCACCCTGCGCTTGGTACATCTCTTGCATATCACTAGCCTGTTCTAGCTTACGATGCTGCATTATGATTTCTTCATTCAGGTGAGTACAGAAAGCATCCCACGCAGGTTTATTATTTACAAACGACTTAAGCGACATTACCGCTAAATCCTTCCTCACCTGGTGTTGGTGCTGTACCTGTTCCTATGTTACCCCCACCTGCGCCTGTAGCGTCCATGGGGTTAGCTCCAGCGGGTGCTTGGGGGGTACCCTCCTCAGCTGGCGCTTGGCCTATCTGAGGGGCCTCTGTAGGCTGCTGAAAGCCTTTCATGATCTCTGCTTGGATGGCTGCGTCCTGCATAGAGTTAGTAACCTTGTCTGGGTCAAGATCCATGCTCTTAGCAATCTCACGAATAATATAATCCATCTTAGCAAAAGGTGCAAGCATTGGGTTAGATGCAACCTGTAGGAACTGCATGAGACGTTGTGAGCGTACTTCATTAGCCATCAAGCTTTCTGTACCGTTGGCACGTACTTCAAGATCGCCACGAATGTCTGGGTCGAAGTCAAACTGCATGTTAAATGCAAAGAAAGACCGACCAATAGGCGCTAACAAGTAGTCATCTACGTTCTTAACTACTGTACGTATACTGCCATTAGCAGCAGACATAAGCATACTAATCCCAGAAGCAGTCCGTCCCACCCCGCTGACACCTGTTTGACCATGCGCAAAGCTAGGGAAACCAGTCGATTCATCTGCTAACACCCTTGCTTTATCAAAGAGTTGCATGTTTTCTTGTGCAACGTTAGGAAACTTAGTGCCAAAGATAGCTTGTCCTGGTGCACCACCTTGGCGACGGAATACCTTACCAGGGTAGATAGACATGTCCTGACCTGGTACAAGGTTAGTCTCATCAATCTCAATAATAAGATTACCAGAAAGTACAGCATTGTCAACAGCCATTCGCATAAAGCCGTTCATCAATGTCTGTGTGTCGTCCATGTTCTCAGCAATGCCTACACCAAAGAAGCTGTAAGGGTTATGCTCATAGGGTACAGCATAGTAAGGAATACGTGCAGGTTTGAATGGATTGAGTACGCAGCGGATTACTTTACCGTTAACTACCCAAAGGTTAGCACTTACCTCAGCCAAGTCACGTAACTCACGAGGTATCTTAATACCGTTCTCTTCTAAGATCTCTGCATCTACATAGCCCCAGAACTCAAGTACTTCCCAGCGCTCTGTCTCAGGAGAAATGCTATCGTCATCCTCCATCTTCATTTCCCAGTCTTTACGTACATAATCAGAGCCCATTGCAACGGCTTCTTCGATTACGTCTGCCATAAAGTACGGACGAGACTTAAGACCACGCAACTGATTACGTGACATCTTGTGGCGCTCAATAACGTACTCTGCATCATCCATGCTTGTAGCTTCTGGATCAGGGTAGAAGTTCCATACAGATACGTGGTTAGTTGACGGTACAGTTTTAACTAAAGGGTCGTACTCGCCTTCTTCATTCCAGTTAGGATACTCTTTATCTAAAGCAAACGGGCCCTTCATGACACCTGTGCCAAGTAGAGCCATCTCAAATGCCATAGAGCGTAGATGCTTAGAAGCGCCAGACTCATTAAGCTGGTCGTGGATCTTCTTCTCCATCTTCTTGGCTGCAACCATAGCAGGGTGAAAGGTTACTGTAGTAGGCGTAGTACCGTCACCCTCGATAATCTTCTCTGACATAGGAGCTAGCTTATCTTTAAGAGGGCCTAAGCGCTCCATAAGATCACGTGTAGTCTCACCTGGCTTAAGCTGTGTGTCAGGCCCGAACAAGTAGTTAGGCGCTGGGCTATCCGATGTAACGTCACGCAGAGTAGCACCCGCAGCTTCAGCATTAGGGTCGATGTTAATATGTACAGACTCAGCTACACCATCAGGCAAGATAGAAGGGTTTACTGTAAGTGGGAACTTGTTGTTGCCAAATAGTACGTCAATGATCTGGCCATATGCAGCAAGCGTCTTCGTCTTAGTTACTTTAACAAATACACGAGACTTCTCACTAGAAGTGAACTGTACATCTGGCCCATACAAACCACGATAGTTACGATAAGAACGCATCCAACGCTCTTCGTCCCCTTCACGTGCATCTTCTGCTCGCTTAAAGCGTGTCTCAACGAAAGCCACAATACTGCTTACTGATTCAAAGAGGCTGTCTGTTTCACTCTCTGCTGCTACTACGTCATCCGTTTCAAAGGAGAGTTCGTCCATATCTGCCATTATTTAGTATCCCATTGTTGGATCTGCTGCCTGAAAGCCTGATCTTTGATTAGCTGGGTTGTAATCCCAAATGCTACTGCGTGGTCGTGTCATGATACCATAACGTAACGCATCATACAAGTGATCCTCTGAGTTGGTATCTACATCCTCAGGGTTCTTTTTATCTAGCGGGATCGTAGGGATCTGCGCTATCGTATTGGTGCAGGAGGAGAAGAATACCAAACGAGACTCGCCAGTAAACTCATCCACCTGCAAACGGCGATGTATCTCGTTTTTACCAGCAACACGTGAGCCACGAGAACGATCAGAAGGTCTCCAACGCAAACCCTTCATGTTCATCTGTTCTGCAAGTGACGGGCCAGTATCACCTCTTTTATGCCAGAGGGATGAGTCTAACACACCGTATCTAATAGTTCCGTCTTCAGCCTCAGCTTCAAGTATCAAGTCTGCTAAATCAGTAGCTGTAACTTTAGAGCAATAGAGCTCCCTGTAGACCACAAGCTGTTCATCTGGAGAGACTGCAAACCAGACAACGCCTGTGTAAGATCCGTAACCATAGTCGCAAGCTCGAAACTTAGTCCATGATCTTGGAATTTCAAAAGGCTCAACGACATGTATCTTCCTGTTAAACTCAGGGAACGCTGCCCCTTCATTAATATCCCAGTTACCTTCTAGCAACTGCTTTCGCTGGTGTTCAGGTAAGGACAGAAGCATGGCCTCATAGTCACCTGTCTCAGCAAGGTACGGGTTATCAAAGAGCGAGGCAGGGATAAACCGACGTTTGAATAGGGGTTGCCCTGCTTTACTGTGCCCTGCAGGAAACGTAATAGTCTCACCCGTCTCAATGTTGGTAGCCCAAAAGCCTTCACCAGAGGGAGCAGGGTCAATAAACATCTTCTTAACCCAAGCATGTCCTGCACCACCAGGGTTAGTCGTAGCTCGCATGTACAAGCCTAACTGATTTGCTTGAGCACTACGTAGACGTGATCTCATATAATCCCAAGCATAAGGTGTAGGCCATTGTGTAAGCTCGTCGAAACCGATCCAATTAAAGGCTTGACCTTGGTAGCGAGTAACGTCCATATCCTTGTCAAGATAAGACATCCACAAGCGACCACCCCTAGGGCTAATCCATTGAGACTTTCTCTCAGACCACTTGATACCTGGTATAGCTTTCGGGTAGAGCTCTTGGCTTTTTTGAATAAGTTCACGTAGCTCCTCCGTAGTATGTCGTACTAGAAGACCGCTAAAGTTTGGGTCATTCAATCCATGAAGCGGGTCAGCCAACATAGCATACGACTTACCGCCACCTGCTGCCCCACCATATAATACTTCTCGCTCTGATGCACTTAGGAAGTTTGTCTGGGGGCCAGGGTTTGGCTTAAACACAACGTCCTGTGCAGCCTCGACATTGTACTCAGGAGCCATGGGCTGAGCAGGGACAGTCTCTGTGACATGAGTAGCGACTGTTTCTACCTGTGGCTCATCACTCTGGCTCTTCGATTCGGTACGCCCCGACCCCTTCGTTTTCGAGCTTCTCGATTTCCTTGAGGGTTTCTTCGAGCCTTTTGGCAAGCTTGCGTTTAATTGCAGCTGCTTTCTTACGTCGTTGCTCAAGGTCTATCCTCTTTTTTAAACCGCTGTAAGATATGTATCTACCTGTTTGCTTTGTTAGCCAAGTAGCTACTTCTCTGTAACTATACTGCAATAGATGTCTTTTTGCAAGATCTAATGCTTCTAATTCGTCAGGTATCGGCTCTAAAAGGTTCTCGTTATCTGGGTGTACTCTATAGCCAAAAGGGACATGTCTCGTTACACGAGCTATAACATGCCACTGTTTCTCTTCGCCCTTGTGTGGTTTAGGTAGCTGCCAGTAGCCTAGTGACTGTCTATCTAGTAAGGGCATGTATTCTTATTCGTTTGTACCTTCCTTAGGGGGTAGGTAGAAAACGCCTCCGCTGGATGTTACGTCTACTTTCTCAGTCTTACCAAGTCCTGCACGATCAAGCAAGTCTTTTGCTGCAGCCATCTTATCACGAATACCCAACTCTGTTGGATCATTCAAGGCACCTACCAAAGCCATAACAGCTTTAGGGGCTGAACGTGCAAAGTGTGAACGTGTTGCCTCGCCAATCTCATCCTTAAGGGATTCAACTACAAGGCGTGTAGGAGTCTTGTCACTATAACCAGCAAGCCTTTTTGCAGTTAATACATCCCCGTTGGCCTCATCAAAGAGTACCTCAAGGAACTTCTGTTGCATCTCTGTCAGCTGTTTAGCCATGTTACTTTCCTAATGGGTTTTCGTTAAGGTAGTCATATGCATCCCAGATATCATCAATCTCAGTCTGTAGCGTCTTGAGTGTATCATCTAAGTTGTCTGTTACAGTAGTAGCTTTGTCTACTTGGCTACGTAAGTCAAGCAATAACTTCTGCTGCTCTAGGATCTGCTGCATATTAGTCGATAGTGTAGCAAGCTTCTGGTTCAGTCCACGTACATCA